GGATTGGGCAGTATTCGTTTATTGATTCCAACTTACTGGCTAGCGCTGCGGGATCGATTGCGCTCACTGATAACAACAAACCGCCATAGCTTGCTGGCTTATCTGTGCGCGAGTCGTCTTTAATGGCAGACGCAAGCAACTGCGCGCCCACTTGCATTGAGCAAGGGGCGGCAGTTTGATGATAACAAAGCGCTAGGTTATGCATTGTCAGGCAGTGGGTAGCGCGCTTTGATTTCGGCTACTTTGTCTTGCCACTTTTGCAGTGACTCAGGCGTGCCGTCGTATTGCGCTTCCATAAATAATGGGTCTGACTCTGCTTTGTAAGCGGCTTGGCGCTTTTCAACATTTTGGCTTAGCTCAAACTGCTGCTGATTTAATACTGCGTCAATTTGTTCCTGTTCCATGCCTAGATTTTGCATGTACTCAGCGCTTGTATTGCTGTGGCTTGCGCCTTTGTAGATATATGTAAACATATTTTTACCTTTTATTAGTTTTTCCCGGGCTATCGCCCGGGGTTCAAATTTCAATAATCAATTACGCAAAGAAAGCGGGACGAAAACCGATACTACCGTGCGCATACGAACGGCCATAGGAGAGGTTGAGCGCGCCCAAGCCAGCGTTCGAGCCATGGCTCCAGATGCCGCCACGTAGCGGGAATCGATTCCCATAATTTCGGCAGTAGATTGCACCGGGCACTGTTGTGGTTGACTCAGATTCAATAAGCAAGCGGCGTAAAATCCCGACTTTTTGATACGTTTCTGATTTTGTAATAGCTGCAAAATGGCTGTTTGTTAAATATGGGTTGTCGTTACTATCTTCGCCCACTGGGCCATTACGGTTTGTAATTGCGCTGTTAAGCACTGGAGATCCAGCGCTGCCGGTGCCTTCTGTGTTTGCTACTGGTGAGTCAAAATAAGCTGAATGCTTGATCCAGTTTTCCTCTACGATTTCTGGGTTGTTATCTAGCGTGGTGATTACCTGACCTTCACTTAGCATCATTTGGTCTAGCCACTCCCACACGTTACCGACTAGGTCTTGAATACCCCATTCTGTGTGGTCGTGCGACCATGTTGCAGGGCCTTTACCTGTGTCTGTTCTTGCAAGCCCTGACGTATCGCCTGGGATGCCATTATCGCTACGACGGGCTGTTTCTAATTTGTTTTCGTGGCTGCGGCCGTAGTTTGTATTGCCGCGTGGTACGGTGTCATTAGCTAGCGACCACAGTGCGATTGCGGCCCATTCGTGAATGCTCATCATGTGCCATCCTGCACCTTTATTGTTACACAGCGCTTTTGCTACATCGTAGTTAACTGATGTACGTGGTTGTACACCACCAATTACGCTACAGCCACCATTGGCGCCTGATGATGCTAGATATTTTGCAATGAGCACCTCACCCATTTGCTCGCCATTGCGCTGGAACATAGTTGGCGTACCCGTGCCAAGCATTAAGTCAACTCCCAAACGGTCTAGAATTGCTTGGTTGATGTCTTCGTAGTTAAACCGCGGGATGCGCACCATGACATTTGGATTGCCTTGCTCGTCAATTACTACCGTATTGCGACCACCTGATGCATCTTCGATTGCTTTTCGGTAGCCGTCTGATGCAACGATTGCCAGTTGCGCCGAGTTTTCGGCAACTTGCTGATCAAGGGCTGCTTTTTTACTGTTGTAGTCGCTTTCTAGCCCGGCTGTTTTTGAGTCTATCTCGGCTGCTTTATTTTCTACCGCTGTAACCACACGGTCTGCCGCGGTTACGATTTCGTTGATTTGTTCAATGCTCATCATAGTTCCTTAGTAAATACTGTAAATTCTGACATTAAGAAATAGTTACGCAACGTGCGGTACATGTTGTTTACCTGCGCGGTTGCTGTGGTTAGTGATAGTGCGTTTAGCGCATCTATTTGCGGGCTGTAATCAAACATCCATGATTGCGCAGGGATTGTGATTCGAGCCAGCGCCGCCGCTGCTGCAAACTTAAGAACAAACGATCGGTTGTGTACGTTATTTACACCTTGGCGTTTGCGCTGAAGCGGCAGGTAGTCAACGGCTAATAAAGTGCCGTTTTGCGTTACTAGGCCTATCCAGTTGTAGTCAAAGTCGCCGATTTCTTGCTCTAGCACCACGGCCCATGCAACGGTGTTTTCGTCAACATAGCCAGACACATCAATATTTCGGCGGTGTACGATTTGCAAATCGCTAGGTATTGGCTCGTTTGGATTGCGCTCTTCCTGCTCATTCAGGTTTGGTATTTTTGCAAACACCAGCTCTTTTACATCAAGCCCTTTGTTTTCAAGTGCTCGGGTGGTTATGTAACTTCTTCCGGCGTTGGTCATAATGCCGGTGATGGCTTCGCTCATAGTGTCTCCTTGGCGATGCTTATACCGCCCTCTTTACTTAAAAATCCATAGCGGTGATGCGCCGCAATAACATGCTGTACATCGGTGGTTATTGCTTGATGTGCGGTGTTGCTCACTACGTTATCAAACCCTAAAAATTGATATAACAACTCAGTGGGCAGTGTGTGTTTTACGTTGTGCGTAATTGCATGCAGTGGCGCGTGACTACTTTCGTTTTGCAGGTTAGTAAAACCATGGCTGTATTGCTGCGCTGCTTTATTTTGTGCGGCCAAATGCAGTGAGTGATCAATGTGGCAGCTATCCCATTGCACGTGCGTTAACCCCAAGCTTAGCGATGCATCAGCTTTGTTATGCACGGTTAATTCATAACGGCGACAAGTGCGGCCATAAAGCTGTATGAGCTCTGGTAGTAAATCAGTATTGCCTGCGAGTGTTGAATCGGTCATGTCAATAGCAATAATGTCCCAGTCACGTCCGTCGAGCCTTTCGCGCACGTTAAGCACTTCCAGCCCTAAGCGGTCAAAAATACTTTTAACTGAGGCAATTTCGCCGGCATCAATGGTATTTACCAGTGCATGTTGCACGCGCTTACGATAGAGCTCTATCGGCTCGTCATCTAAACGAGTAGTTAGGCGCTCCCACGCCAAAAAACCTAAAACTGGCTCTTCGTTTTTAGATTCATCTTTTTGGTTAACAGCCCACATAACGTAGTCGCGTGATTGATCCCAATAGCCAGTTGCTGCTTTTACCAGTTTTTCGGCGTAGCCTTTATTTAACCAAGTGGCGATTTCATTAGCCATTTGCCACCTCATTAACGGTTAATGATGTAAGTACCGGCAGCCAGTTCGCGGCGGTTATGTCGTCAATATCAAATTTAATTGATTTAAGCTCGCTAAATTGCTCGTGGCATTCTGCTATCAATTGGCTAATGCTGAATACTGTTTGATGCGCTACGCGTGTAGGTGCATACGCTGCATTTTGACGAAAAGCGGCTTGTATAAACGTGGTTAAATCGCTCTTAATACTGCTGCTTTGTGGGTGCAATTTATACGTTGCGGTAATATCAAAGCCCGTGGTTGCCATGGCGTAAACCATAAAGTCGTCACCTAAACCATGATGGCCTGCGGTGCGAATGTGCTGATTAATCGCGCTCAGCAAAGCTGTTGGTACAGGGCCAACATCTAAATAGATGTATGCATTGGCAGTGCCTGGACCCCGGGGGGCGTTTGTTTCTATTTCTATGTTGTCGATTGGTACGGCAAAACTGGCAATAATTTGTTTGTACACGGCGTTAATATGCCAGCGCGCAGCGGTGCCGAATACATTGCGAATACGCAGGCGGTAATGCTCGGTGCTTTCATCATCGGAACCTGCCTTAATTAACCAATCCTCATTGTTGGTTACGGTGATCCCGCCTTGCTGTTCTGTAAAGTAGCGGTAAGCATGGGCGGGTAAGTTAAATGCGGCACCGGTGTTTTGTGCCTCGGCCAGTGCATATGCAGTGCCTTGCCCGTCGCTGAAATAAACATCTTGCAACAATGTGAGCGTGTACGTTTTATCGCCGAGTACATCAGTAATGACCTGCGTACCAGCAACAATAGCGCTTTCACCTTCAGTATTGATACGGGTGAACGTGAGTATGCCTTGTGCTTTTACGCCTGCTTGAATAAATACATTACGGGCGGGGCCGTGGCGTTCAATCAATGCAGTGCGGCTAGCGGTCATAATAAATAAGTCTGGCATTAATTGCTGGGCTATCCAATTAAAGAGCTGTACAACGGGCTTTGTGATCAACGCTTCAACGGTTCGCCAAAACGGGCCAAACGGTGAGTTGTTGGCAACTTGTATGTTTTGTTCTTTTAGTTGTGTTTGCCACTGCGCTTGTGCCGTTTGCTCGTCCATTGGCAAGCCAGCGTTTTGCATTAGGGTTTTAAAGTCCACTTTGTAGGCCTCCGTATTGGCGCGTTTGCGCGGTGATGCTTAATGTACCGTCGTCATTGCGATACACTTTTATAGTGCCTGGCTTAATGCGATTGTCTTGCTCTGTGAGTAATTCAAGCTCAGTTAAAATGGGGGCTATACCGTTTTTATTGCGCAGGCCAACCAGCTTAGTTAATAGGCCGCTTTCTAAAATTCGGTGCTTAATATCCTGCGCGATAACATCAGCCTTTTTTAATGTGCTTGGGCTTAACGAGTCGTTTAGTACAAAGTCGTTATCTTGTATTTCTAAATCTATATGCAGCGCTATATCAAATTCCATTAGCCGGCTAACTCCATCATTTGTTCAAAGCTTTGTGCTAAGTCGTCAGATTTAAAGTTCACGGTTTCAATATGCACGCTCTTACGGTTATCGCTGTCGCTAGAACTGCTGTTGTTATTTGTATTGCTGGTTAGGTTTTGTAAAAACGCAGACTTTTGCACCTTGGCTTTATAACTATTGCTTTGCTGTTGTTGCTCAGTGCTTAGTTGGTCAACTTTATATGCGCTGTTGTTTGCCGTGTTGGTAATTGCCTGATCTGTTTTAGCCGTTGGCAACGGCTGCAAAGGCGAAACCGTTTGGTTAACGCCTGATAGTTGCGCTTGTGAGCTGCTAAATATTGGCGAATTAGCCGCGTTAGTAAAATTGTTAGCTGTGCTGTTTTGTAATGCTGAGTTAATAGCACTGCTATTGATGCTGGCCGTTGTTGCACTAGTTGAGTTTGCGACATCGTTAGCAGCTGTGGTTACTGCGTTATTTTTAACGCTTGGGAATGCGTTATTTATTAACGTTTGGCTACGTTCTTGCGACTCTAAATTTAGTGGTACTGTGTTGTCGGTTGGCACAGCGGGCAGGCGTTGGCTAGTAAATTTAAACGCATCGTTTGCAGCTTCACGCTCGGTTATTGCTTTTGGTTGGGCAGTTATGGCCGCTGGCGCTAAGTTGTTTTGCGTAGCGTTAGTTACACTGCTATTTACCGCTGTTAATGCATGCGTGTTATTTACAGCGTCATTAATTGCAGTGCTGGCTGCGCTGTTAGTTACTGCGCTGTTTTGCTCGCTTGGGAACGCGCTGTTTATTAACGCCTGGCTACGTGCTTGCGACTTTAAATTTAGTGGCACTGTGTTGTCGGTTGGCACAGCGGGCAGGCGCTGACTAGTAAATTTAAACGCATCGTTTGCGGCTTCACGCTCGGTCATTGCTTTTGGTTTAGCTGAATAAACAGGATCGCTTGCTGCTTGGTTTGCCGCTGCCACCACGCGCAAATTTTCAGTTTCTGTAAGCGTTGCAACTTTAGGTGCTGCATAATTTACAGGGCTATTTGGTGCTATGTATTGCGAGCTAACTTGCTCGGCTGGCGCGTTTGCCTTGCTTATCACGCTTTGGCCGTAGTCACGGCTGTAAGCTTGATCGGCGTTTTGCATAACCATTGTTTTTGGTTGTGCGGCTTTTGGCTCAAGCGCTGTTTGGTCAACCTTAGCTTTAACCGCTACGGTGTCTTCATCACTAAAGAACGAGACGACCATGTTTAAAATACCGTTATCGGCTATGTTCTTCAAAAAGCCTGTGACACGATCGAAAATACCACTAATAAAATTACCAATACCGCTAAAGAAGTTAGTGACGAAGCTAAACTTTTCACCTAAGAAATTTACAAACAGGCTGATTAGCTCACCCGCTCCGCTCCAGATTGATGAGAAAAACCCGCCTATCCCTTGTGCTATGCCACCAAAGAACCCCGCGATTGCACCGCCAATACCAGATATAACATCCCACAAGAATGAAAAAACTGAGCCGATAGCGGAAAATGCAGGAGCAAAAAAGTCATAGATTCCGGTAGCAATAGTTTTAATTAACCACCACATTAATTGCAGTGGCAGCGTTAGTAAGTCGAAGGCGACGCGTAGCCCTTGGAATATCATTGAGCTATCAGCCCACCCTGCAAAAGCTGCGGTTATATCATCAAAGTAATAGATTAATGCAGCGACAGCAGCAATTAATGCAAGCACTCCCGCGACAATCCATGTTATGGGGTTTGCCCACAGTGCGGCGTTAAACAGCCATGTAGCTGCTTGGCCTGCTAGCATAACTGCTTTAAATGTGCCCATGGCAATAGCGGCGGCGCTCATGCTTGCTATAAGTGCAACAAACCCAGCGACACGAAGTGCAATTAATGCACCTTGCCATAATTTTGTGATAAGCAAATGAGATTTGGTTAGCGCGATACCTGAAAGCATTGCATAACGATATAACCCCATGACTGCATTGAATGCCCCCATGATCACTATGTAGCCAGTAAATGCCACAGCTGCTGCGGCAATGATCCCCGTTAATGTTGGGAACTCTTGTGTTAACCACACAACGGCTTGCAACAAAGACGACAGCACATCAACCACAGGCTCAATAATTGGTAACACGGCTTGGCCTAAACTAACCAATGCAGCATTTAAAGAACCGCCAAATTTATCCCACGATGTACTCATTGCGTTTGCCATCTCTACAGCAACACCCATGTCTGATATATTTGCCAGCTCGGATATATTGCCTTTTAACTGCTCTGTTTGGGGCATCAATAATTTAAGCATGGCAACTGCTTCGTCACTACCAAATGCATTTTTAAGTGCATCTGATTTTGCTACGGTGTCAATCTCTCCAAACCGCCCTTTTAAGCGCTCGATTACATCCACCATAGGCAGTAACTTGCCTTGTGAGTCGGTCAGTTGTAAACCTAGCTTTTGCTGCGCGGCCCCTACTCCCGTTAAAAATGCTTTGTATTTTGTGCCAGCTTCAGAGCCAGACATCGTGGCTTGCAACTGGCCGAGCACCGCCATTGATTCGTTCATTTCAATGCCGTGTGAATTTGCAGCGGCGCCTAAACTTGAAAACGCCCCAGCCATTTCGCTACCGGTGGTTTTAAACATACGAACACTGGCTGCGGTTTGTCCTGTTAGCATTTGCACCCACTCGCTTTTACCAACCTCCTTAGCGGTGTCTTGGTAAATGCCGTACATGGTGCCGAAATAATCGGTTGTGGTGGCTGCGTCTGACTTGGTGCCTTTGGCTAATATGGCCGATGAGTTAGTAAATTCAGATAATTCTTTACCGTCTAAGCCCGCTATCGCTGATTGGATATCGTAAGAGCTACGAATAACTTCTGCTGAATTACCACCATAATTACTAGTAAAGTTCATGGCAGTATTGTTAAGCTGGGTGAGCGCTTCGTTACTAACATTTAGTGAGCTAACTTCACCCAATGCTGCTTGGGCATCTATTGCGGGATTGAGCGAACCAACTAGCATCATGGCACCACCTGCCGCACTCATTAAACCGCCTGTCATCTGGTTTTTTGCAGCAGCGGTTTGTTCACTCAGTTGATTTATTTTAGACATGATTTTATTCACGGGGCCGGTTACTTTATCGACCACCCCGATTGAATACATCAATTTATCTAATTTACTGAGTGAACTCATTTACTCATCACCATTTAACGCCATGCAAATGCCGTTATTAACGGCGGTGGCTAACAATTCATTTTGTTGTAGCTCTAAAAAGAGCGCCTGCGCTAAGCTTTCGTCAGTTGCGTCCATGGCACCAAAGTACTTGGCATGATATGCAAGCAACTGATCGATTCGGTTTTTCTTTATTTGCTTGGCGCGCTCTTCGATTTTTTTACAGTGAAGTTAAACTCCGGCTGAAAGTCTTCTACAATTGCGCTGGCTAAATGCAATGCGGCCGCGGGTTGTTGCAGCAGATCTTTAAGTTCTTTTACTTGCGACTCATCCACTGCGGCCATTAGAAAATTAGTCGCTGGTTGAATTTTGTTATTAGGCGTTAACGAATTGATGTACTTGTTGTACGCTGGCGTATCAACGTTAAACTTAAATTCTGTTTTGCCTGTATCGATAATGATTTCTTTAGCTAACGCCATGGTCTTTGCTCTCTTTTATGTCTGCTTGGTCTAGCAGTGTGTAGGTAAAATAAGGGCCATACTTGGCTGCTGATTGCTCACACAAAGCAATAAATTCATCAAAGTCATTTGGGTTTGCAAACACCTGGCAACCGGCAGACCATTTATCAACTTGCATTGATGTGACCTTGCTGTTTGCGCGGTGGCAGTTAATGCCAAAGTAACCTTGCTGCAGTACTGCTTGGGGTGTGACGTCCGTGTCTAACTCGGTGTTTTGGTTATTGTCACGTAGGACAACAACCGGTTTATGTTGTACAAGGGCGCGGTATTTGCCCTGGTGATAACCCAGCGCCCATAAACTTCTATGCTGCCCTGCAATTAGCACAGCGGTGCCGTCTATGTTCATTGGGTTTTTGCGCCAGTATGTGCCTGCGTCTGTTGTGGCTTTAAACTGCTTTAACTGCCATTCGCCATTTTGCTGATACAGCACACAAATTGCATCGTTAAACGTATTGACGCGTGTGTTTGCATGGCGAATACCTATGATGTTTAGGTTTAGTTCACCCTCAAATACTTTATGCCCACACGCTTGCATGGTGCTTAATAGTGTTGCTGCATTTAAGTTGCGAATGGCTTTAGTCATTACAAGTCTCTCACTTCATCTGCTGTTAGGTACGGCACGCCATTGATTTTTACAAAATCAGGGCTGGTAACTGGACACTTAATTGATGTGGTGTCTTCTTCACCGCCATCCGCTTTGATGTTTAAAATTTCGTCTAGCTGTGGCAAACAACCAAATGCTTCTACGTTCTTTTTGCCTGCGGCCACTTCAGCATTAAATGCCACATCGAACGGTTCAATACCTTTCCAGCTGCCTGCTTTTTCAGCTTGCGCTTGCACAATTAACCAGTTTTCGTGATCGAGCTTTAGCGTTACTTCTGCTTCTACATTGCCATCAATAAAACCTTTTGGTATACCGCGCACTTTTTTTACCGTGCGGCCGTCGGTAATTTTTACTGTGGCTTCCATGACATGCACCATTGAACTACCAATGAAGATGTCAAAATCCTTACCGCCTAATACTTTTTGCATGTTCGCGCTCCTATTCTGCGTCGTCTAACATGATCCCAACAATAATGGTGCTCGGGGAATCAATTGGTTTTACTTTAAGCACAACCTGTAATGTGCGCGCGTCCATAAATGTAAGGCTGATGCTGTCATCTTTTGGCGCATCAATAAGACCCGGGAACTTATCAGCACCAATGTTGATAGACTTGCTCATATCGCGCAGTGGTTTACCCATCACACGCTTGCCAAACTCAATACCACTGGTGCTGTTATTTAAGCGGCGGTTTTTAATTTGCTGAATTGCAATAATGCGCACAGCTCGCGCTGCTTTATCTACAATGCGTCCTGTTTCAATCTGCTGAAAGTCACCACCTTCGGCGTCTAGCATGTTTACGTCGCCAAAATAAACGCCATCAAAGTCAGGATAAAACTGCGTACAGCTAAAGCGCAGCGCATCAAGTGCTTCGGTTGTTGCATTGGTTAGCGGGTTGCCTGCTGCATCTTCAGGCAATGGCATGAGCGACATTGCACCAGTCAGTACGCGCATTGGGCTGTCAGCAATGGTGACTGCGCTTTTACATAAGCGACCTGTTACAGCGCCTAGTTCGTCACCAAACAGTAATGGCACCACGGCCACTCGGTCACCCACGACACCATCGGTTAATGGTTGTAATGCTGTCACTAAATCTGTCCAGTTTTGCTCAGCCGTTAAACCTGGCGCGGCCAGTAAAAAACGAACACGGCGCGCAAGGCCAGATAGAACCTCAAGCGCCTTTGCTTGATAGCTTTCGATTTCTGCATTGCCTG